GATGACATCATTGACATCGCCGACTTCGATGTCGTTGCGTGGATGCGCGGCGAGATGCGTCTGATGCTCGACGAGGAACTGGCTCGTGCGGTTCTGGTTGGCGACGGTCGTGATATCGCCGACGAGGACAAGATCCAGGAAACCAACATCCGTCCAATCGCTGGCGACGCTCCGTACTACACCATCCAGGTTGGTGTGGATATCTCGGGCAGCGGCAAGTCGGTTGTGGATGCGATCGATGCAATCACTCTGGCTCGCCAGCACTACAAGGGCTCGGGTACGCCGAACTTCTACACGACGGAGTCGTTCATTGCTCGCGCTCTTACGGTGCGTGACAACGACGGTCACCGTCTGTACCGCACACTCGGCGATCTCGCTGCTGAAATGCGTGTTGGTTCGGTCATCCCGGTCGAGGTCCTCGAGGGTGAGAACATCGTGGGCATTTTGGTCAACATGAGCGACTACACCATCGGTGCAGATCGTGGCGGCCAGGTCACCATGTTTGATGACTTCGACATCGACTACAACCAGTACAAGTACCTGATCGAGACTCGGGTGTCTGGTGCTCTCACCAAGCCGAAGTCGGCTATTGTGGTGCGTTCGGTTGGCACGCTGGCGACTCAGGTTGAGCCGCAGGCCCCGACCCAGAACAAGACCACTGGCGCCGTCACTATCCCTGACGTCGAGGGCGTTGAGTACCGCGACCAGGACGGCCAGGTTCTGACCGCCGGTGAGAAGGCTCTGGCAAAGGGCGACACGCTCCGTGTCAACGCCGTTGCCGAGACCGGGAAGTACTTCCCCGCCGACGCAAAGACGCAGTGGTCGTTCATTCGGCCCGACGCCTGATCCGATAGAGAAGAGATGGCTAAGTTCTACGGACCCGTAGGCTATGGTGAGTCTGTTGAAGACCCCCCAGGTTCAGGGGTTTATGTAGACCAGATCACAGAAGTCTTTTACTATGGCGATATTCTTCGGGAGGCTCGTACTCTCGAACCAAAGAACCAGGTAAACGACGATATTTCTGTGGGCAACAGGATTAGTATTGTTGCTGACGAATGGGCCATCGAACACTTCTCTTCCATCAAGTACGTGAAGTGGGCGGGGACTCTTTGGACTGTTACGACAGTTGAAGTAAAGAGTCCTCGCCTACTTCTGAGTCTGGGGAGTGTCTATAATGGCCCGACGCCTTGAGCTACACGCTCTTCTGGTCAACATTCTCGGGACCAATCACGTGTACTTCCAGCCACCACCGAACATTCGGATGGAGTATCCCTGCATAGTCTACAATAGGGACTACGCAGAGACCGCATTTGCTAACGATAAGCCGTATAAGCACATGCTCCGTTATCAGGTTACGTACATTGATCGTAATCCTGACAGCGATATTCCGTCCAAACTCGCAGAGCTACCAATGTGTCTCTTCGATCGTTTTTATGCGGCTGATAATCTCAACCACGACGTTTACAAGATTTTCTTCTAAGGAGGAGAAATGACCAAGCTTGTGTGGGACCAGATTGGCGAGCGTTTCTATGAAACGGGCGTTGATCACGGGGTCCTCTACATTCCCAACCAGCAAGGAGTTTATGACAACGGTGTCGCCTGGAATGGCCTTACCGCTGTCACCGAGACTCCTGGTGGCGCTGAGGCCAATGCACAGTACGCAGATAACATCAAGTATCTGAACCTGTTCTCGGCCGAAGAGTTTGCCGCTACGGTGGAGGCATTCACCTATCCGGACGAGTTCGCTCAGTTCGACGGTCTTGCCACCCCCGCTCCCGGAGTTGTTGTCGCTCAGCAGGCTCGCCGCATGTTCGGTCTTTCGTACCGTACTCGTTTGGGCAACGATCTGCAGGGTGATGACCTTGGCTACAAGATCCACCTGATCTACGGTTGCCAGGCAAGCCCTTCGGAGAAGGCGTACAGCACCATCAACGACTCGCCCGAGCCGATCACGTTCTCTTGGGAAGTCAGCACGACTTCGCAGGCTGTTACGGGTCACCGTCCTACCTCTCTGATCGTCATCGATTCGACCAAGGTGGGTGCAGCGGCCCTGACCCAGCTCGAGAACCTCCTGTACGGCACTGTCGGGGCAAACCCCAGCCTGCCGACCCCGGACGAGGTGCTTGCCTTGTTTGCCGGTACGGTTCAGGAAGTCTTCCCGACGGCACCGACGGCCACTGGCAACGACATTGCTATCCCCTCCACCCCCGGTGTGGTCTACACCGTCAAGGGCGGCGTGGTTACCGGCACTGTCACCATCACCGAAGACACGGTGGTTACGGCTCGCCCTGCAAAGGGCTACGTGTTCCTGCAGCCCTCGGTCTCGGCCTGGTTGTTCGACGCAACGCCGTAATGACTTAAAGGAGATCAAAGAATGCTCAGACTCACAATCCCAGAAACCGAAGTGTTTGATGAAGAAGCGTCAAGCTTTTCGATCCTTCCCCCGGTTACTTTGACTCTTGAGCATTCTTTGATCTCCCTGTCAAAATGGGAGTCAAAATTCGAGAAACCCTTTCTTAACTCTTCTGATAAATCAGAAGCGGAAATCATCGGCTACATCGAAGCTATGGTTTTAGAAGGGGAGGTTCCTGAGAATCTGTTGTCGCGTCTCAGCGCCGCAGACATTTCGGCAATCAACGCTTACATTGACTCTAAGCAAACCGCAACGACGTTTGGTCAAATGCCTAAGAAGGGCGGGGTCAACGAGACAATCACGGCAGAGTTAATCTACTACTGGTTGATCGCGTTCAACATTCCGTTTGACTGTCAGTATTGGCACCTAAACAAGTTGTTTGCTTTGATTCAAGTATGCAACATCAAGAGTCAACCACCAAAGAAGATGTCGAAGACTGAGATTGCGCAAAGAAACCGCGACATCAACGCTCGACGTAAAGCCGAACTCGGAACCGCAGGATAAGGAGGCTGTATGACTGCGATCGTTTGGGATCAACTAGGAACTCGTGAGTATCAACACGGCCTCGATCGAGGTGTCTTCTATACAGAAGACGGCAAAGGTGTTCCTTGGAATGGGCTGGTAAGCGTCACAGAAAAGTCTGCTGTAAAAACGAGGGCTTTGTACTTTGATGGTGTAAAATACAACGACGTTGTCACCTATGAAGAGTTCGGTGCAACAATTGAAGCGGTGACATATCCTGAAGAGTTTCTTCCGTACGAAGGCGTTGATGAAGTAACTCCTGGTATGTACGTCGCAGATCAAGCCCGTCGTCGTTTTGGTCTTTCGTACAGAACCCTTGTTGCTGATGATCTCGACCCAGCTCGTGGTTACAAAATTCACGTTTTGTACAACTTGTTTGCTACGCCAGACAACGTGCAGCACAAAACCATGGGAATGAACGCCGACCCTCTTACGTTTCGTTGGTCTGTTACCGGAATCCCAATTGAGATTCCTGGGTTCACCCCAACGACTCAGGTCGTGTTTGACTCTCGCCGCATGGACTCTTTCATGCTGGCGGACATCGAGGCAATCCTTTATGGCGACACAGACACCACGCCTTCTCAGCCATCTATCGACGAACTTGCTTCTTTCCTGAAGCGTTGGGCTCGCTTCATCGTCATCGATTACGGCAACGGCACGTGGTCGGCCACATCGACAACGCCCGGCCAAATCAACATGATTCAACCAAACGTGTTTGAAATCGTCGATGCTCCTGGCGAGTTTATCGACGCCGACACCTACAACATTCGAAGCTCGCCAAGAACGGAGGACTTTACATGAGTGATCCAGGAATCACACCTAGGGCCGCAACGGTCACCGTTACTGGCTACACCGCGGCAAAGATGAACGAGATTTCTAACGAAACCGTAGTCGGCGGTGCGGTAGTTGCGGACAATCTTGTACTTACCCGTCGTGACGGGCAGCAAATCAACGCCGGAAATGTTCGTGGGGCAAAAGGCGAAAAAGGCGACACCGGTGCCGTAGGCCCTAACCCAAACCCAACCGGAACTTTTATTCTTGGTGGTTGGGCGCAGGCGCCAGACGGGTATCTTCTGCTCGAAGGTCAGCGAATCCTTGGCGGTAAGATTACCTACCCAGACCTTGCGCTCATCTTCCCAAACTGGGTCGATGGGCAAGATCTTCTTATGCCAAACGCCACCAACGCCGTGCCACTGGCCAGCTCCAGCCCCCCAGGGCTTGTGTCTGGGTCAATGACCCATGCTCTAAACGTCGACCAACTCCCTGCGCACCGTGTGACCACACCTTCCCACAATCATGCCGGAGCGGCAAACAACGCCGGGTCTCATCAACACAACCTTGTTGGTGGAACCTCACAAAGCGGACTACACTTCCATCTCCCAGACGATTCGTATCAACTATGGATTCGTCCAGGAGACGATTCTTCTGGCGCTCGACTTCAACTTGCTGCTGTTGGCGGAGCTTACAGCGAACGGCTCAATTGGAAGCAATGGAGTGGTGACGGAAACCACACGCACACCATCTCTGGCACAGCCGAAACTGGCGGAGACCACGGTCACACTTTGGTAATCAATGGGTCTGGCGATCTTGTTTCTAACGAGATTGGCAAGAACGCTCAGATCAACCATACGCCTCGAAACATTACCGTCAAAATGGCAGTAAAAACCTGAGAAGGAGATGCTCGTGATTGGACTCAAAAGCCCTGGTCGATGGAAAAAGACCGAGGATTACTTGAATAAACTTCACGAGCGTAAGCAGTTTGATCGACTGCACTCCTTTGGGCGACAGGGTGTTCGCGCCCTAGCTTCAGCCACACCGGTTGACAGCGGAGAAACATCAATCTCTTGGGATTACGAGATCGTACGTACAACTCGAGGAGTTTCTCTTGTCTGGACCAACAGCAACATTGTCTCCGGCGTTCCAATTGCTGTGATCATTCAGTACGGTCACGGCACTGGAACCGGGGGCTATGTTCAAGGCAGGGACTACATTAACCCTGCAATTCGCCCAGTGTTTGACAAGATTGCCGACGAAGTTTGGAAGGAGGTGACAAGTGGCTAGTGTTGACAACAGGGTTGTTCAAATCACGTTTGACAACGCGTCGTTTGAGCGCAAGCTCACCGAAACCATCAAGAGTCTTGACGCTCTGCAGAAAAGCTTGGACTTTGCAAACCAAAAGCAGTCTCTTGGTGAGGTTGCCGATGCAGCAAACAAGTTCAGCCTTGGCGGCATGGCTTCCTCGATTGAAGGAGTCTCTAAGAGCTTCTTGGCAATGTCCACCATTGCGATTACTGCTTTGGCAAACATCACCAACCGTGCAATTGACGCTGGGCTTCAAATCGCCAAGTCTTTGACCATTCAGCCTGTGCTGGAGGGTTTCAAAGAGTACGAGTTGAACATGAACTCGATCCAGACGATCTTGGCGAACACCGCGGCGGATGGAACCAATCTCCAAGATGTCACAGGGGCACTTGACCAGCTAAACCAGTACGCCGACAAGACTATCTACAACTTTGGTCAAATGACCAAGAACATTGGTACGTTTACGGCCGCTGGTGTGGACCTTGAAACCTCGGTTCAGTCTATCAAGGGTATCTCAAACGTTGCTGCCATCTCGGGCTCCAGCTCTGAGCAGGCCGCAAACGCAATGTACCAGCTTTCTCAGGCAGTGTCGACAGGCACCCTAAAGTTGATTGACTGGAACTCGGTCGTCAACGCTGGAATGGGCGGCGAAGTTCTTCAGAAGGCTTTGTTCGAAACAGGCAAAGCAATGAAGACTTTGAGCGGCGTCCCCATGGGACAGACGTTGGACGAGTGGAAGGCCGCAGGAAACTCTTTCCGGGGGTCTCTTGAAAGTGGCTGGGTTACCGCCGAACTCCTGACGACTACTTTGAAGGGTTTCACCGGCGAACTCACTCAAGCCCAACTGGTTCAGTTGGGTTACACCCAAGAGCAGGCTGCTGAAATCGAGAAGCTCGGTCAAATCGGCGTTGATGCTGCAACCAAAGTTCGAACCTTTACCGGTTTGATGCAGACAACGAAAGAG